TCATTTAACCGTAGTCAGTAGATGTTGGTTCCCTTTAGTTGTATTGACAGTGAGCGGTTTGCTGTTTTCGGAAAACTTTATCGCATTTACTTCTTTTTGTAGCAAGGCAACCTCGTTTTCAAGCAATGTAAGCCGGAGGTTTGCTAAACGGGTTTCTGAAATCCGATCTGCACTGATTTTTTGGATGTCAGATTTTAATCCATAATAAGCTGTCATAACTGAAACTACAATACTAACCGTACTAATTAGCGTGACGATTATATTTTTTACAGTTATGCCTTTTATTTGGTGGTTTTCGAGTGTGGTCATGGTGAGAAGAACTTTGCCTTAGATTAATTTTATGATAAAGAAGTAAGGAGGTTGTAGTCGATTGAGCATTAATTTGTGTTTATTTGAAGTAATGAAACTGTCTTTTAGCCCAAGTCTTCGAGCCTTTACAGAACGGATTTTTGCTGATATATCAGAAACGCCTTGTATTTTACAATCTGCGCATTTCTCAGGTTTAGACGGCTTAAGGGGGGTCTCTATTATTATTGTTATCGCATCCCATTTAGCAGCAGACACATCCGTGACTCGCTATTTTTGCGGCGATGTTGGCGTCGAAATTTTTTTCGTTATAAGTGGATTTTTAATAACCACACTTTTGCTCAAAGAAAGAGTAAGGCATGGCAGCGTTTCATTTAGTAAGTTTTATATTCGAAGAATTCTCAGGATAATACCTGTTTCTTATTTGCTGTTGCTGGTTTTAATTGTGCTTAATAGACCGCTTCAATTAAATATCCCTAATTTAAATTTTTTATACTCTTTTTTTTATATCAGAAATATACCTTTCAAGAATTTTTATGAGTGGTATACCGGACATTTTTGGTCACTTTCAGTAGAGGAACAATTTTATCTTCTGTTTCCCTTTTTTATAGTTTTAAAGACAAATAAATTTATTTGCTTCGCTTTGGCGTTGATATTACTTATGCCAATTTTAAACTTTCTGATATACAATAACATAGGTATATTTTATTCAAACCATATTCTTCATCTTGTAGCAACTGGATCAATATTTCTTTTTGGCAAAGGAACTGTAAGCATCTTAATCGGCTCGCTATATTCCATAATGCTGTTTAAGAAAATTATTGCAGTTGAAAGACTAAAGAATTATTATTTGACAAGCTTTGTATTGTTCATTATAGCGGGTTGCTTCCTAACTGTGGCAACTACTTTGAATATAGCGTATTTGTCGTCGATTATCTTCCCTTTTATAATAGGCTACGTAATTTTACTTAATTTGAAAGGTGGCAATTTTTTTAGGCATATATTAGACAACACTATAATGGTTAAAGTCGGTGTACTATCTTACAGTTTATATATTTGGCAACAATTTTTTACGAGTAAACAAAATTGGTATTTTCTTGACTTCCCCTACGCAATAATTCTAAGAATGACTCTATTGATCGTCATTGCCTATTTATCATATACCTATTTCGAAAGGTTTTTCCTTAAATATAAAACCAAATTTAGATCGAATTAGGAAATTGATATGAGAATTCTTTTTGTATTAAAACTTAGCTCTTCAGCAAAAATAAAAGATGTTTACCCCAAAAAATAAGTGTAAATAATACGTGATAAGCTTTGATTGTGTAATAGTTAAAACGCAAACGTGGTTGCTATTTGCAGGTATCAAATAGATGTTATCGTTTCCCATGTTGAACCTGTATAAATGCAAAGTTTATGCAAGGTGGTATCGTAAACTATTAAGCCTTCAGCTGGATTGCTAATCGCATTTTTTTGACTGGTTGTCATACGGGGCGGCAAAAAACCTCGTGAGGTATTATCCAATTGCAAAAGTGCACTTGTATCGGCTGTAAAGCCGGCTGTGTCCCCGCCGTTAATTATTAACGATTTTGAAGAAGCCATGAACTGTGCATACACATCACTTTGGGTTAATCCGCTACTGGCAAAACCGATATTGGAATTTTTGAAAAGCCAATCGTTAAAATTCTGCCAACTATTTAGCACGCCGCCAGCGTTTCCCATTTCCATGGTTCCACCAGAGAAGGAAAAATCCATATTCACAGATTTTAAACTGCCGAATCCATAACATGCATATGCCCATGTGCCACCGCTTCCTGTGCCATAGTTAGCTGAATTATCATAGTTAACGACTCCGGAAAAATAAATTTGTGCGCCTTCTATACTAACGCGACCACCATTTATGGCTTGTATGGAAAGATCGTTCGCGTTACCTATCACATTGCTATTACCAGAGCCTATATAACCATATTTAATACCATTAGTTAGCAAGCTTATTCCTGAATAGTAGGGACTTGTTGCATCTATTTGATATCCGTCATAGGGTTTCGTAACAACCTTATAAACACTCGTCGCAGGGTCGAATGTCATTTTTGAGTTTCCGGCGAATGATCCCCCACTATTAAATTGTATCTGCCCATCCGTCCCGGCCACGCCGCCGCTGCTTGAGGCCCATCCTGTTGACCGGTATTGATAAACACCCTCGCCGTAAGTGCCGGCGTCGGTTTGGTAAACCTGCAAGCCAACAGCCGGGGAGCTAATAGCCAAGCGTTGTGCCTCCGTCATGCGGGGTATCAGGATACCACTTTCAGTAGAATCCATCTGCAATAGTGCCTGGGGATTTGTTTGCCCGCCAAGGCCAACGAAGCCGTTCCTGAGAATACTGAGCCTTGGATTGCCAAGCACGGGATCACCGGACGAGTTATCTGAACAAGTTATGGCAAAATCGCCGTGCTGGAAAACATTGATAGCGCTGGCCCAATTCCTGTCATTCGGGTTAGTGCTATTTGCGCCTGATAGTACAATACCTGGCGAAGGACCATTCACCGGGGATGTATTTGTAAACCTTGCAGCAAAAGATGGATTGTCAGACCCGCCGTCATATTTAACCTCAAATGGTAAATTGGCGGTTCCGCCAACCCCCAGCCTTTTATTTGAACTATCCCAGGTTAAGTTAGGGCTGCCTGCAAATGTTCCGGAGCTGTTAAACTGTATTTGCTTATCTGTTCCTCCTGGCGTACCACTCCCTCCGGTAACTGTTATCCACTCCACATTGCCATCTGTTCCGTCAACCTTCGCCAGCACCTGCCCGGTTGTTCCGCCAGAGGGTATCTTAAACAGGCCCGTTATCTGCGCCTGCAGTTTACCTATCGCCGCCAAAATTGTGTCAGTTGCCGTTACAGCAGTAGTGCTGCTAAAACCAATCCCCGTTAAGATAGTGGTCAACACCCGGGCTACTGTAAAATAAAGATTGGTTGTACCTTCGGTTATAGAGTCTGTACTGCCCGGCGATGCAACTATTTGTATATAAGCTGAGCCGCTCCAGCGATATTCGGCATTGGTATCCAGGGTGACGTAAATTTTCCCGGTTTCACCGGTAGCAGGCAGGGCTGCAAAATCGGCGAATTCTAACACATCATCCACATAAGAGGGAAGCTGCACTGCCGCAACCTTGCCCGAACTATCTAAGCCTGCGTAGCCGTTTGCAGCATTCTTATGCGCTATATTTTCGGGAATAAAGCCTAATTGATCTTGTTTTGTATCCAGCGCTGCTGCAAGATTTGTGTTGTCGCCGGGTTCACCGCTGAGGGTTGCAAATGAGTTGTCCCGCCATTCTGTATTGAAGTCTGTGCCGTCAACTTTCGCTAATACCTGGCCTGCAGCGCCGCCATCAGGTAAGCCGGGGGCGATGAGCGAGACGCTATCACCCCAGGCGCCGGCTGTTTTCGGGCCAAACAGTGTATAGGTTGATGTATTGATGTAAAAGTTGCCATTAACGCCTGTTAAAGTATTGGACGGATTTGTTATTCCGAAGAGGATGGTGTTGCCATCGGATCCATTCGTTCCGTTGGTGCCGGCAGTACCTTGCGGACCCTGCGGCCCTGTTGCCATCGAAAATACCTGCGACCATGCACCTGCCGACTTTTTATAAAAAATGCCGGTTAGGGTATTGATATAGCTATCGGAGTTTTTGCCGCTTCCGGAGCCTGGTATGCCTGCGCCGTAGAGCAGCGTTCCATCGGCGGCGTTGGCGGTGGGCAGTGTATAAACGATCGTCCAGGTGCCGGATATTTTTTGTGCGAATGAACCCAATGATGTATTTACGAACACGTCCCCGTTTTTACCTGCGGTGTTTTGAGGCAGCACCGTTCCGAACGAAATACTTGCGCCGGTGCTAAGGTTGCTTTGCAAAAACTGCAATAGCACGGTGAATGTGTATTGGTAGTCGGTGCCGCTATTAACCAGCACCGAGACGTCGGACGCGCTTACCGATGTGGCTATTGGTAGTTCGGTTATTTTTTTATCTGTTGACATAATTATATTTTTTTTGGATTTCACCGATTTGAGAATGATTTCACCGATTATTTTGATAGAATTTGACTTATTTGATGAGAATAGCAAGCGGTGATAAGATCATATATCTTTTAATCTTATAAGTCTTAGTTCAGAATCTGTGAAATCGTTCTCAAGTCGGTTAACTCGTTGTTGAAATCCGTTCTGTCGATACTTCGTATGCGCGGACCGGCCTGGCGGCTGGTTTTGTTTTTGCCATTGTATTGCCATAGGGGAAAATCAGCCCGGTGATCGAACAGGAATTTTTCAATCTCGTTAGCGTGAGCGTTGGCTACGCTGCGTTGCTGTTGCACCAGTTTAATGATGTCTTTGGGTGCAACTGCATCGCCATTGTCGTGATGTTTTATAACCGGGCCGGTTGATGTATAATGTACAGCATCAGCTTCTATAAACCGGGCGAAGGTAAAGTACACCAGCGTCGGCGCCATTCCCTCATATAAAACAATGTGACCGCGCTTGTCCAGGTATTCGCTACCATTAAACAGGTCTTTGTATTGCTGTGGTGCATCATCTTTAATAGCGCCGTCGTCATTAAAATGTTGAATAAAATCATAATATAAAGCGTGACCCAGAAATGGCTTCAAGTCGAGATCCTGTGCTTTTTTAATGAATACATAAAGCCGCTCCGGCTTTATGTTTACAGAGATATCCTCGTATCGCTGAAATGTTGTTTGGTTGATTAGTTGCATAAGCCCCCTAACCCCCTAAAGGGGGAATTTTTGATTAGTTAAGTTGATATTTTCGTTTTTAAATTATCCCCGCTATTATTCCCCCTTTAGGGGGCCAGGGGGCTGACCATCTCCCCCGCCTCTGCCTGGCTAAAGCCGTAGGCATAAACCAGTATGGCTATTTTGTTTTCGGCGGGGATGTTGGATAGCAGCAGTTGGTTAATGCTGTTGCCTGCTTTCAGGCCTGCTGAGTCATCAGCAACATTAGCTGGGACAGGCAGTATATTCCAGTTGTTTTCAGGGTTGATATCGATATAAAAATTACTGAATATCTCCTCAAACACTTCCGAGAGTTCCAGCCTGTCGGGCGCGGTATTGTCGTTGAATTCGCAAATGGCCTGTTTCTTTTCGCCGCCATTACTTAGTCCGGATGATTTCTCGGCATTGATTAATTCTTTCGGAATGGAAAACCCTTTGATAATGCGTGCTTCAACTGATTTTTCAGTCGTCTCGAAAAGCTTATCGTTATTTTGAATTGAATAAGGCTTAAACTCCGGTTTGGATGCCTCGTCTTCATATTCGATAACGATAATCTTCTGTGCGCTTTTGGCCCCCTGGAAAGCGCCAAGGTCTTTTTCCAATTGCGACGGCACATTATTGTAAGGCTGTTCATCGTCATCCGGACTGCTGTTATCGGCTTCTTCCCGTCGGGCTTGCATAAACAGCATGGTTGAGGGAAGGAAGCCGGTTGTTACTTCCCGGTTGTTAAATACTTTTATGCCCGCTTCGGTTTCAAAATCTTCCCAAACGCTGTCGGCTTCAATTAAGGGGTAATCATCCACCTCCGGGTTGAAATAAAACAATTGCCCTTTGTAGTTTTCCCAGCCGCCTGCTGCCGTTACCTGTTGCGTTATCGCATCCTTGCCAGGATTGAATTTATCAAGGAAAGTAATCTTGCTGCGCATGATGTTTTTCCAGGTCTTGCGGCCCCAATCATTGTAGATAGCGTACTTATCAGCCGTTTCCGGTGAATCGGTATCGCCGAGGCGGATGTCTTCAAACCGCACATAATTTACTGATGCTATTTTAAAATTGGCATTGTAGTTAACGTGAATGCCGAAGCCGGTAAACAGCGCTTTATCTGTAGCAACTGCTTTCAGCAGTTTGGCGAGCGTGAGTCCTTTAGCATTCACAACTTGTTTTCCCAGTTCCGGCTCCCCGAAACCATTGCCGCCAATAAATTTAGCGCGCTTATTCCAGCAGTCTTTAGCAGTAGGAGAGGCGCCCACCAGCTCAAGCATGCGTTGCGGGTAGGCGTTGTCCGCATCATAGTTAAGAATCCCGAAAGTTTGATTCGGACGAACGAAGATGCGGCGCTCAATTTGTGGTAGATAGGTTTTCATATTTTTTTAATGGGATTTCACCGATTAGGGAATGATTACACCGATTTTTTTATTGTGATTTCTTTGATTGTTTTTGGATTTCACTGATTAAGATGATTTCAGTGATTGGCGGGAGTTGATTTTGAAATGATTCGCATCCGTTTTGCTTTCGACATTTTATTTGGGGCTTCTTCCGGGCTTTCGGTCTTTCCGACTTCCGGACTTTTTTCAAGCAGTGTTGCTATATGCGGATAGGCTTTCAGGTACCAGGCAATCTCTTCATCGCTCGAATTATCGTTGTCATGTTCCGCAGGTGAACCCGGGGCGAACTGGTGCTTGCCGGGTTTTAGGGTGTATTTCTTTGAGTTCATAGTTAATGGTTTATAGTTCATAGCCGGTTTAGGTTGAAGGTTTGGCTATGAACTATGACCCATCAACCATGAACTGTTACGCAGTCAATGCTTCCAAAGCTGCCAGGGTACTTGCGTACGTTGCCGAACCGCTTTCGGGAGCTATTGATACTGCGCGGGGTGGATAAGGTTCCCTTAGTTTATCGGGATTGGTTAATTTAAGCTTGTAGCCGCCGTCCATTGTTTCGTCGGCTGCGCTGCGTTCGGCATCGGTTAGTATTAAGCCGTTTACAGCCCCGAATAATTCAATAGCAGAATCGCTGGATTTGTAGTTGTTTATTACAATGGCGCAGACCCGACCGTAACCCATGGCCTGCAACTGTGTTTTAACATCGACAGAGAAACCGGCAACGTTAAAGTCTATTTCCTCAGTGTAACGCGGGCCGACAGATGTCTTCGCCAGTTTTGACACGGTGTTGAAGCTGTTATTGGTGCCTTCAAATTTGTAAACCTTAGCTGTGTCGATTGCTGTAAGGCCTTTAACTATCAGCGGGTTTACGGTATCGTAAGTGAGCGTGATATCATCCTGGTTAAAGATGTATATCACATCTTCGATACCGGCTGTAACGGGTGAGCCTGTCCCCAGGCTAAACCCTGCATTTATTTTGTTGTAGATTGACATGTGTTAATTGTTAGCCCCCTGACCCCCTAAAGGGGGGGAATGGAAAGGGGGGATTATGAATTGATAATGTTTATTGCTCCCCCTTTAGGGGGCTGGGGGGCTTACGCGCTCAGGTAAAATATCTCGTTAGCAAATTTGTAGTTTACGGCGGCTTTCATGCGGGCCTTCATGCGGACAACATTGTCGTTGGTGTAGGGCTTCATGTAAACTGTGGATAGCTCCGAAGCATCTCCCAATAAATCAACTCCTAAGAACAGGTTCGACGAACGGGCGCCCAGGATGGTGTTGGCCTGCCAGTGGTTCATGATTTGCAGCGGAATGCCGAGGTAATCCATCTTCTTCATGTCGGTAAAGGCGTTGATAACGTTCAGTGCTTTGTTAGCCTGTGCCTGTGCATAGGCGTAACCTACATGCAGTGGAATCTGCAGGTTAAAGTCGTCCTGGATACGGTCTGCCGGGTCGAGCTGGGCGTAAACGCCGCCTAATACCGATAGCACGTTGCTTACGTTGATGAAGTTTATTGTTGCAGCTGTTGAGGTACTGCTAAAAGTAGCCGGCTTGCGGCTGTTAACCTCGTTGTAGTTGCGTACCAGCTTAAACGTAGTTGCACTTGCTACCTGTATAAAGTACGATTGACCCTGTACGTCGATACCTGAACCGCCGTTGGTGGTGTCCTTACTGGTGCCGGTTAGTGCGGTAATAGTTACCACATCGCCATCGGCAAGGTTTGAAGTATCAGATACGGTTACTATGCCCGATGCGCTGATAGCTGTTGCGGCCATTGAGGTTGCCGGTTTTGCCAGACCGACTTTGTAGACGCCCGATGCTGCCGCAATAGTTGGCAATAAGCCGGGGAAAGCGGCGGTAAAAGTAGCCTCTTTAGTGGAGCCTTTGCCAAGCCAGTACAAACGCTCATTAGCGATTTGTATTTTAGTTAGATAGCGTTGCACCATAAAGTCGCTTAGGTCAACCACGCCCTCATAGTCAAGGAACGCGCCCGGTTTCAGGCTTTGGGCTTCCCAGCTTTGGATGAGCTTGTCCCATTGTTCCTGTTTCATAAATTCGTACACTACCGGGTCAAGGTAGCTTTCGTTTTGCGAGGCGGTAGTGCCCTGGTCGTGGAAAATGCCCGAAGGGTCTTGTAATACCACATCATCGTCGACATCAAGAATTATCTTGCGTGCCTTAACGTCATTGATAACGGTTAGCAATCCACGCTTAACGGAGTCGGCCTCCAGCAGTGTGCTTGCCATAAATCCTGCCAGCGCTTCGCCGGCATAGGTGTTGTTTGTGAATGTAAATTGAGCCATAAAAGGTTTAGCCCCCCAGCCCCCTAAAGGGGGAGCGTTTGATTTTAATGTGGATGTTATAGGGATTTTAGATTGTACAAGGTTGGGTATGCTTGAGGACATTCGTTCCCCCTTTAGGGGGTTAGGGGGCAACCGCTTTTTTCACCGCATTTTTAGCAAGTGTTGTTTGTGGTGCGAAAAATGCAACCGGTTCGGTGCGGGCTTTGTTGCTGCGTTTGCTGCCTTCGGGGGTAAAGTCTGATTTGATTTCATTTTTTACTTCCTCACGGGTTTGTTTGAGACGGGCATTTGCATTTTCGAGCGCCTGTTTTGCTTCGGACAGCAGGGCGTTTTGTGCATGCAGCCTGGCCTTAATTTCCTGCAGTTTGTTTTGTACTGCTAATGGCTTTTTGGCGGCTTTTAGCTTGTCGGTTGCTACCTCGTCGTCATCATCGGATGCGTCAGGAACCGCGTCCGGGTCTTGTGGCACTACTTTTTCTACTTGCCCGCCTTTTACGGCAACCTTGCTGCCGGTTGCCGTAGTGTAGGTGTCGGCAGGGGCGGGGGGTAGTCATGTCTTCGTCCTGGTACACTTCGGCGCCTTCGCACAGTTCACCGGCATGGTGCAGCGTGCCTTTGTCTGTAATGGTTTGCTTGTTTACTACCTTCTTAAAGAAGTTCATAATCTTATCTAAAACCGACGTGGTTTTTTCGATAAGTTCTTTGTTTTCGATGTTCATGTTGCTTTTATTAGTTAAGATTCTGTTAATGCATCGCTGGTATACCGCAGGTGCGGTACTGGAAAAGTTTTTTACTACGGTTTTATTTGGGTTGATGATGGGTGTGCTGTAATCTTCCACCTGGTCGATAAAGCCGAGATCGAGCGCCTGGTCGGCAGATAACCAGGTGACGGAGTTGATTAAACTATTAACTGTAACTCCGTCCAACCCGGTTTTATCTATATAAATCTGCGCGAGGCGTGCCTGTACTTTGTTCAACATTTGCACGTCCATCAAAAGTTCATCGGCGTTACCACCGGAGCCTACCAAAGGCTTGTGTATCATCAGTAGAGCGTATTTGCTCATCACCACATTTTTGCCCGCCATGGCAACTATCGAAGCAGCCGAAGCGGCCAGGGCGTCAATATAGGTGGTTACATTGCCCTCGTATTTCTTAAGTAAATCATAAATGGCGATGGCATCAAACGCGCTGCCGCCTGCTGAACTGATATGCACTTCCACATCCTGACCGGCGGCGGCGTCAAGCTGTTGCTGAATATTTGCGGAAGTCAGGCTGCCGGAACCGATGCTGTCGGTATCTGTGTCGTAGAGGTAAATTTTGTAGGGCATAGTTTTAGATATGAGATTTTAGATGTGAGTAGTGAGATTTATTTAGCCAGTAAAGTCGGGAAAGTCCGGAAAATCCAGAAAATCAGTAAAGAAGGAGTTTAATGTTTTATATGCCTATTGGCATAATTGAATTTTGTCTGAACCCGAATTCCTGGAATTAATGAATTTATTGAATTTTGATTTGCAAGTGGAATTGTAATTCTGGCAATTCCTAAGTTCCGTAAATTCCGGCGCGGGTGATCGGACCACACAAATATCGGAACTATCTTTTGTTAAAGTGCTGACATCATTTTGTCAGTCGGTAATTTTGTTTGAACCTTGATTTTCCTGATTAGAGGATTCTCTGATTTGCGGATGGTAATTCTGGCAATTCTTAAGTTCATGAATTCCGGTCCGGGCGATTGAACTATACAAATGTCGGAAATGTTTTTCGATAAAGTGCTGACATCATTTTGTCAGTAGTCTGAACCTGAATTTTTGGAATTAATGAATTTCTGGAATTTGCCTTTATGGCGACGTTGATTCGGGTAATTCCTAAATTCTATGAATTCCGGTTCAGACAATGAACTATACAAATATCGGAAATGTTTTTCGATAAAGTGCTGACACTGTTTTGTCAGTGTTTTATTGGCTTAGCGTCTTCCGACACGTCAATATGCTTTCCAAACAATGCCTCTTTCCTGGTGTAGCTCATAATATCCCGGTAAAACGACCTATAAAGGGAATCAGTTTCTTTCTGATATAAAGGCTGCAGCAAATCCCGGCTTTGCTTTTGCTGATTTAATAAAATTAGTATTACAGCTTTGGATGTTACAACTGATTTATAATTATAATTTTTTACGTTCATCGTGTCAAGCACCTGGTTGTATTTTAGCAAGACCTCTTTATAATATTTTACTGCCGACAAACTGTCGCCGGCCTTTTCATAAGTTTCTCCTGTAAATAGTATTATAACAGGATCATTTGGCTTTAGAGCGAGCAATTTTTTTGCTGTAGATAAAGCCGCTCTATAATCTTTTATTTCGTTTTCATATGAAAATTTGTTCCACCATGCTGCTACGTAATTACTGTCGATCCTGGTTGCGCGATTAAGCAGGGCGATAGCATTTTTATACGTAACCGAATCTGTTGGCCTGGAATGAGATACCATGCTGATAGCTGAATTATTTAATTTTTTTACTTCAGGGTTAACTTTATATTTCGGCTGAGCGCACGAAAAATAGAAGCTTAAAGTTAATAATGTCAGCAGTAGTTTGATTTTCTTGATTGCCATTTAATAAAGATATGATAAGCAATCCTCATAGCAAAATATCAAATTAAATTGCTTCTTCAAAACTATTCAGCGCCCGCCAAACAGTTCGCTCATCCCTGTTAAATTTACCGCCGGCTTCAAGTACTGCTTGTTTTTTAGATAAGCCGCGGGCCTGTACCTGTGCTTGTACCCACAAATAAATTTCGCGGTAGATGAATATTTTATAGGTAATAAAGCCGGCTTTGTACATTTCGGAAAATATGCCGTCGTTAAAAAGGGTATTTGCGAGTTTGATATTCATATTTATGATTTCACAGATTATAAGAATGATTTCAGCGATTATGGGTAAGATTATTTTAAACAAAATAGTTTAGGCAGGATTGAGTATGCAAACTACAGGTTCACCCTGTTAATGGTCTGTGCCAGAATGTTTTGCTGGTTGTTTACGTCTTTTACGTCCACATAAACCGGCGGAAAGTTATTAATCATTTGATAAGCTATTGTATTGGCCAGGTTTTTCTGGTCGTTAACGGGTTGGCTGTAATATCGGTTAGCATCACCGCCGTCAGTAAATATGCCGCCGACAGCGTAGCCACGACCAGGATTAGACATTGAAAAATCCCGTCCTCCGAAGCCGACATTAATGGCGCTCACGAGATTGCGTGCCCATGGTACTTGCATCGCTTCTGATACTACAACAGCTTCGCCGGAACGCAGGTAAGCATTTGTATTATCTGTGCGGCTGTAGCCAGGCAATAAAGCGCCTTTGCCGTCCGATTTAAAATACCCGCCCTTCGCCATGGCAGGTGGTTTTTGAGCCGCAATTTTACCTACCTGCGCTGCTGTTTCGGCAACGACAATTCCAATTTCAAATGGGGCGAGAACACCGGCCTGTGCAGTTACTTTAGTTACTGCCTGGGCGCCGTTAATTATTGCCTGGGCGATCGAAAGCTCTTGTTCCTGCTTAAATGCTTTTGCTTTTACGGCAGCTTCTTGTTTTTGATATTTGTTTTCGATAGCCAGGCGCTGTGCCGAGGTAAGGCTTTTGTTTGCCAGCTCGGCTGATTTATCCTTATCGAGCGACGCAAGTTTTGCGGCTTCTTGCTGCTTCACACTATCGGCTAGTGATTTTATCGTATCCGTTGCAATTTTCTGTGCGTTCTGTTTGGCGTAGTCTTCAATTTTATCCAAAGCCGCTTTTTTGATATCAACGGTTTTGTTTGCGGTATCCTGCTCATTTGTTAGCTGTAGATTTTTTACTGCGTTTAAATTCTCCGTTATTTTAGCATTGGGTATTTTGGCAACCGGCGCACTTAACTCCACCGGCTCCTGGCGTTCAATTTTCGGCTTCTTTTTTGTGGCTGCTGTACCTTTGGGAACTATTTCTCCATTAAAAAAATCGAAGCCTGATTTTTTAGCTATGTCTGCCGCTTGTTTGGTAAAAGTTTCAGCAATTTTCAGGTATTCATCTTTTTGTTTATCTGCATCATCAACTGCTTCTTTTCGCCGTTTTTTTGCGGTTGCAATATTTTCAACCTGTACACTATTATATTCCTCTAAACCCAAAACCGGGTTGGCAACAGCTGCCACGCCAGTTTTAATATAGCCCTTTGCTTTATCCCAAAAAGTGAGTGAATCTTCGTCAGATTTTCTTTTGTCTTCTTCTGCTTCAACAGCTTTTTTTGCAGCATTTTGCAAGGCTGTTTGTGCGGCGGCTTTTAACAGCGTCATTTTAATGTAAGCTGGCCCATTTTTAGTTAATAATGACTCAACCTGCCCCAGGCTACCTGCCTGCCCCATTGTTTTACCCAGGGTATCATTATATTGCTGTAATACTTCTTCTTTATTAATCAGGCCCTGTTTCGCCAGCCCGACATTTATTTTTAGATTATTTATTTGTTCAATAGCATTAGAATAATCGGAATTATCAATGGCCTGATTCATTGTATCGGCGCTTAGTTTGGCTGCATCTATAGCTTCCTTGCCCTTAATCAATGAAGAGATCCAGTTTGTTAGTTCTGGCAGGTACGCAATAATTATCGATATCCCACCAGTAAGAGCCCCCTCTAAACTGGTAAAACTTGCTTTTAACAATTTAATAATCTTATCGGCAGTATCAGATGCTTCGCCTACGCCTTTGATACTCTCTTTTACTTTTTGCCCTGATGACTCAGTTTCTTTATTTTGTTTACTTAGCTTATTGAGCGAATCATTAACCTTTGAAAGGTTCTTATCCAGTGATGAAATATTATTGGATAAACCGCCTAAAGGGTTTGATAAATTATTTATAGAAGTACGCAGATTATCAAAAGCCGCCTTGTACTGCGCGATCTGTTGCTGGCCATCGGTATTTACTTCAACATCGATAGTTATTTTTTTGTTAATGTCGCTTTCCATTTTTTTTAATTGAGTAGTTTATTTATTTTTCGATGTTTTATTTAATTGATTATTTATGAAGATTTTAAAAAGCCACGAATTCACAACTTCAGGATTGTTGGCAGAATTTGTTAATTATAATGGTATCCAAAGGGAAGATATTCTGAACATAGTTGTATACACTGTAGCGTCCTCTGGCAGTTACGTGATTTATTATTATGGTGATCCGAACGTTAAAGAAAAGAGCAAGTCGCTATTCGGATGGAATTAGGCTTTGGATATGCAAATATAACCTTTCATGAATTATATTCCAAATGGCATAATTAAAATTGCTAATTTTTTTTGCAATTACACTTTGAATTTTTGACCTTAGCGTTATTAATCTTTCACAATTATAAATTCATGAAAAAATATTTATTCCTGGTATTACCGGTTTTGCTTTTAAGCTGCGGAGAATCGAAACAAGAAAAGAGCGATGAAAAAGCTGCCGTAATGGCCGATAGCATTACCAAATCTGAAAATACATTGCAGGCGCTGATTGATGCCAACATTCATAACCAGCCTGAAATTGATACAGCTTTTTTAGGGTTTACTTTCGGAATGACTAAAAAGCAGGCTATAGATCATTATAATGAACTGGTAAAGGGGAAAAAGTTGATAAAGGATGAGCGTAACCATTATGTGTATCCGATGGCTTTTGAACTGGTTAAGGCTAAAGCTGCCATAGCACCTGAATTTAATAACGATAAGTTGTATAAGATTTCTTTAGTGATAATGCCGGATCAGGAGGACGCCACCAATGAAACTGTTTATCTGCAGGCAGCCGCAACTTATATGAAAAAATATAGCGACTATAAAATGTTTAAAGAAGCTAATGCCCTTGATGGTAGTAACCACGCTTATCATTTCATAAAAAACAATTTGCAGATATTTCTTCACGAAAATGTTGACGGCGCCGTGGCGGAATATATTAACATGCCGGTTGCCGAGGAAATGAAAAAGCAGGATAACACCACTGCGGACAGTTCAAAAGCCCAAACAAAAAAAGATATATAGTTAAAAGCTACCCCAGTTTTACCAATTCTACTTTCGTTGGCTGCCCCTTGCGCCAGGCGTCAATTTTATTGATGTAATAGTAAGCGCTGTCCTGCGCGATATATACAGGAATAAGCAAGTCAAGCTCCAGTATATCGCGCGGGGTGAGCAGGATATAGCGTACTACCTTTTTGGTTTGCGTAAGTATTTTCTCCAACTCTGGGTAATACTTTTTACGCAAATTATCAAACATCAGGTTGGGTTCACTATTGTTACCGCGATAAAAATATGGCGTGCTTATCACGTCGTTAACTATGCGGGTATGCCCGTTGCCGTCGGTAAAGGTAACCGGCTTGTCTTTTGGTAGTGTGGTTTTATGGTCGATTAATATTCTCGGCGATACATTGATGCTGAAGTCTTTAGTATCGCTGTTATCGTCGATGGTTTTAATTTGGGAAATAGTACCGCCTGTGAATGGCCGGTTTAAAGTAGGAGCAAAGGGGCTGGTAAACAGTTCGGCGCCAGCGGGCAAGGTTTGGTCTGCTATTGTTATCTGCGACCAGCCGAATTTCTTAGGGATATTATCATCGTCCTGGTACTGCATGTAATTTATTTGTGCATAACTACCCAACTGGTAGGCAACCTGCTTGCCCTGGTCGAGCACTTTTCCGCTCCAATCTTTAGCAACAGGAATATTATTTACGATATCGCGCAGCGAATTAAACGAAATGGTCTTGCTGGCATTATCGGTCTGGCAAATAATCCCGAAACGTTGCAGTGTATCTTTTAACAGCTCTTTTTGACTGATATCGGGGAAGATGCGCTCGCACTGTATGGTTTGGCCGTACAGCACTTTTTTATTGGTTGTTGTAATCGTAAGTACGGCGTCTTTTTGAATCGAAAAAGCCGATTTGGTAAAGCCCTTAAACTCATATACTATTCGCACTTTGCCGTTTTGGGGCAATTCCGTTTCAACTGTTAACGTTGTTTTTTCGGTAACGGAGCTGCCAAATACTACAGGGCCGGGGTCTTTTTTAAACGTTGGATTATTTAACAAATAAAAGTTCACATCTCCGGGTAATGGCGTATCTCCATTAACCGGGTCGGTGTAGATGGCATAAATATCTACGTTTGAACCGTACGAATTATCAAAATGGCCGTGAAGATAAAACGAGGGTATAGTGAGCTTTATGGATATATTTAAAGGCTGCAGCGCCGTGAAAATACCTGTTCCAGCGTCGTAATAACCGCTTGGATTAGATTGTACAGATGGGAATATGATAGTTCCGACGTTGCCTGACGTATCAGGATGCTGAACATTCAAATCCTGGGCAAGTGATACCGTACAGCCAAAAATATCCTGTTGGTTTTGGTAATTGGTACCATGCTCAAAGCTGCCATTGCTAAACTGGCATATCATTAACGGGTAAAGCGGGTCGGCAAGCAGCGAACCGGCGCCTTTATATCCGGATGATTGAAGCATAATTTCGATGGCTGTTTTAATAAAAAAACCGGGACGCTGGTAATGTACATCGATAGGTTTTGTGAAATCAACCGTATCAATTGCTCCATAATCAACCACAGGCCATATCCAGCCTTCGGTACGCAATTGCGAGTCTGCTACATTATCAACATTCCAAACATGGTCGTACTGCTTCCATAAAAGGGTTTGGCCGTAATTGCTGGTTATGCTGGTGCTATCGCCCATATCGTATAATTTGCCGTCTATTGCGTCAAAAAAGTCGACATTACCGCTTAGGATGGTAATATTTGCCATATCCAGCTCGATACCGTTCAATTCTGCGATACCGTACGGAATTATTTCCAAACCATCCTGGACCAATTTCGCCTGATATTTTTGATAAGGCAGATTGGTGCAGATGGCAATATCATCCGGAAAACCCAATATTTGCCTGTTACGCTGCGTAAGCGGCAATTTAAATTGATTACTGGTGTTGCTCTGCTGATTTTTTACATCGGCCAGGTTATTTATTTGGAAAGTAAGTGCTATCGGCTGGTCGCCGCTCAAATCGGCGAGCTGATCGTTAAGGTATAGTTGGAGTTGGTCCATTTGGGTTGTAGGGGTTGTAAAAAGTTGTAAAAGGTGAAGATGTTGTAAAAGGTTGTAGTGGTTATAAAGACCGTGGTGTTTAGGTGGTTGAATTAAGGGATCTTCTTTTTTAACTATTATAACCACTACAAGTTTTACAATTCATTTCAACAAAAACCTACTGCGCCTGTATATTTATTGATGGCAGGTTAAAAGTTATGCTGAATGGCGCCTGGCCGTTACGGGTTTCGTATTCGCTATAGGTAGCGGTGTTAATTACTATAGTTTGCCACTTTACAGGGTTTTTGTTTATAAGCATTTGCACTTTTGGCGAATATTTTATGGATTGCAGACCCTTAATATCGGCCACTGGTAAGTCTTCAGCCATCACTTTCATTTTTTGCCCGGCGCTTTTACTTATTACTTGTTCAATGCCGTCCTGTTGCTCCCAGTCGGACACGTAATTTTTAATAATGACGGCATTCTGCACATCCAGCGAAACCTCCTGGTTGTAAACGAAACGATAATAGTTCCAGCTTCCGCTCAGTCCAATCCAGCGCAGGTAAACCGATTGGTCATCTACGGCATCATCAACACGTATTGTTTGAGTTTGGGTAACAGTATGTGTATTTTCATCGTCATCATATTTAAGAGCAATGGTGAAGAAATATACTTCCGGGGTAAAGGAGGTATTGATGCGGAGACGGTTTAAACCTAACTGCGCGGGCACATCAAAGCTTGCGGCATTTTGGCCGGCAATAATGAGTTTACTGCTGTCCTGGTTCAACAGCCAGCTGCCATCTTCATTTAGCAAATAACTATTTTGCGCGCCACCGGGTAACGGATTACGGTTCACGTCGAGCGGTGTAAGCTCGCAATATAATTGACGGCCGAGCAGGCCTTCACCGTAAATAAAGCCAATGTCGAACGGATAGTTGTTTGAATAAGCAGGCTCGCTAAAGTCGGTAATCCATTTAGCCCTTTGGCTATCGTCCAACACCGAGCTGAAAGGTACATACGCTGCCAGGTTGCCGCCATAACGTTCGCCCAATTGTTTGGCCGCATAAAGCACATAAAACGTTTCGGGGATTTGGCTGTAGGTTAACGACTGGGTTCCGGTTAGCTTACCATCCCAGTATTCGGCGTACGAGATTTGATAACTGGCGCTAAGGTCGGCATCGCGATAGTTTACAGCGGCATAATTACTGCCATCTTTTGCACGCAGCAGGCTCTGTAAAAAATTAGATAGGTCGGCTTTTACAAGGCCCGTGTTGTCGGGCCGGTTGGTAGATGTAATGACAGATTGCTGCCCGGTTATAGCATCGATATATGTTATTTGGGTGCGAACCTGGTAATAGGGCCGCAGCAGGTTAATATTCATAAACCCGGTTGCTGTTGCTATGAAAGATGTTTTTACAAGCAGCCTGCCGGTTTGCGGTACGCCGATAACCTCGTAAGTGCCTTTATAGGTGTTAGTATCGATATAAACATACACCGGGTTATAGTTGGTTAATACCACGTTCAGTTGTTTGGCATTGTCTGCTGCCGTTTTGTTAGCATCGAGCACGCTTTTAATAATTGTCGTATCGCAGTTTACCGATATAATAGCGTTGCCTGTTGCCGTGTCTGCTATTGCATCAATCACTTCGAAGTCTTTACGCTGATAGGTGAAAACTATGGGGTTAAAGGCTGCGTTCCAGCAGGATACATTCCCGCCGGGCAGTGTTACAGCCGGGGTGTTTACCAAGATACTGGTTTGAACAGGCACCGTTACGTTAAGTTCGGTGGTGCAGCCGTTAGCATCTCTGGCGTAAACTGTTTTCACGCCGCCGGCTAAGCCGGCGAATGTTGGAGAGGTTTGAAAAGAGATGTCGTCCAGGCTATATTGTATAGGTCCATAGCTTGATGTGGCATTGACGGCGATTTGTGCATCGATTGCACCCGGTGCTGATTCCTGCTTGTCGACGGATATATATATTATCGACAAATCGCAGGTATTTACGGGTGGGGGCGTATCGGAAGGAGCGTCGATACCGGTAATCGTAAAGCTGGAGAAAAACAAGTTAAAGGGATTAGTATCCCGTATTAGCCCGGTAAAGATTGCCATGCTTTGACCTGGTATAATAACCCTGGAGTTGGTTATGGTACCATTTATATTTTGGGTATAGCTTACAGTGGCATAATTACCGTTTGCGGGTTCGCCGGTATCGGCATCAAACAGGGCTACGTATACCTGGCCGTTAACCTGGGTGCCGGTGGTATAGGTGTGCGAATAATCAATTTTGGCTATGAGTGTCATTTTGGTTAGTTGTAAAGGTCGTAGTGGTTGTAATAGTTTTAGAAAATTAGTTGAGCTTAGGCGGTTTATAAGAAGCGAGATTTACACTCCCTACAACTTCTTCAATACATCACCAATCAGCTCATTTGCTAAACTTTCCATAGCAGGTTGAAGTCTTTGATCGATGTTTTCCGGGCTTAGCGGTTCGGTAAGTAGGCCGGGTTTTCCTTTAAAGCCGTATTTGTCGATGCTTTTTTTTATGGCCCAGGCTTCCCTTTCCGGAATGCCTTTTTGCTGGCACCATTGTTTGATGCGGTCAATCATTGGTGGTGAGCCTTGGGCGGCGTTTTTGCCAGTCGGCCCGCGGCCTTTTTCAAGTACCTGTAAAACAAAAGGGATTTGCAGTTGTGCCTTATTGCCATCGGTTGTTATGGTTATCTCTTTTGCCGTTTGCCCGCTGCCGTAAGAGCCTTTGGCTTGCATGGAATTGACGAGGTCGGTTTTGAGGGAGTCGAGGAAAATAGTTAGCTGAGCGTTATTCATTGGGCGTGTGTTAAAGGTGATTTTTAACTGGCGTTATCGTTTTTAAAGAGTTAACCGATAAAATCATAATACATTGCAGCCAGGGTAATGGTTAAACTCAAGCCAGTCGAGTTCACATCGAATTTATTATATACCGGCATGCATTTGGCTTTATCGCCTACCTTTATCCGGAAGTAGCGGCCTTCGCCTTCACGATATTTTGAAGCTTTTACAATAAATTCATTGGCAAGGGCAAGTGCCTGGTTTACATAGTTTTCATTTGCCGAAGTGTACTCGTCGAAGTCGGTTTTAAATAAAAATTCAAGATAAATCGAAAACGTGTTATTAACCGAGCCATTTACCTGGGGAGAAACCTCGACAGGCTGCAATGGGTACATAAAAACGCAGGGGAAAGATGCATCGTCGGCCAGCTGGTTAAGCTCATTGGCAGTACCATAAATAAATGTCGGTGAGCCAGTGAGGGTTTGTACTACCGCTTCAATTTGGTTTCGTATGGGCATGGGGAGGAGATAATTAGTGAATTAGTGATTGGAGAAAGTTTATTGTGACGACAATAGTTCTGAATAACGTTTTTGATAATCTGCTTCGGTTTTGTTGAGCAGCAGCTTGGTGAGCACGCGCTCATAAGGCAAGTTAAGCACGGTATCCCATTTGGTGATATCGCCGCCGGCCAGGGAATTTACAGTGTTGACATATTTAAATTTCTCAAATTGATGTATTCCCGCACGTCGTTCCAACGCTGTAACGGGCGACGCCAGAAGCTTATTTTCGCTTTCGATAAGCTGGGATAACAGGTAAAAAAATGCTTCGAGATGGGCAGCGCCTCCGTTACCCTTAGTTTTTTTATTTCAGTAACAAATTCGTCGGCTTCGTATTCGTTATAAGGCTTGCCGGTTGCCCTGCAATAAAAATAATGAGCAAGTACCTGGCAACAGGCTTTTAGCGATGGGTTGAAGTTTTGCTGCCAGTCTTCATTGCCGTATAATTTAATATGTTCAGCAATTTCTTCGCTGATAATATCGCGGGCGGCCATAAATGCGCCAACGGGCTCGACTGATAAGTTATGGAAAACATTCACCGTTTTTCCTGACGCGAAAGTGACCTTTTTGGGGATGTCGTCGCTGTTGTACAGGTGTTTTATCTGGTGCGATAATGTTAGCACCACTTCGCCGAATACGGTAAAATCGGCAACATTTTTTACATTTTGTAATTGTCCAACCGGTATGCCTGAAAGGATACTGATGGCTTTTAGGTCGCTTAGGTCGGGTTCGTCCTGAAGTTCAATCATCTGCCCCAGCGTAACTTCAGCAAGGGACGACGGGATTTGAACTAACAGCTTACCTGTTGTGGTTTTAAGTGTTTTTTGTAACATATTATTGAGTTAGATAAATACTATTAGGTGAACAAGTTAGCCGCCACCGACCACCCGTTGTGTACCTGCGGCTTTGGCACCAGCCAACTTTTTCTGCTGGTTTTATGCGGCGATCCCAGCTTATTGAGCGCTACATAACGCAGCGGATCTATCAGGTGGTTCCATTTGTCAACCGGCTGATTTAGCGCGCGGCCTGCGCGGTCGGTGCGCCATTTATAGCGGCTTAGCTCGGTATGCAGGTTGACGCTGCGCCGGGTGATATTGATCTTGTACCGTTTCAAAATATCAATGGAATTATTCACGCTGTCGGCGCCCTTTTTCGCGCCTATAATTTTCCATCCAAGGCGCTGCAGCTCTTCTATCGACTTCGGCTCCGAACTGTCTGCTATAATATCGGTGTTTTTACTGATCTTGTTTTCAGTAAGTTTTGCAGAGATATCGGTATTGGTAAGCTCAGTTTCGTACAAAATTTCATCCACCCAAAGTTCGCCATTTTGTTTATACACGTTTATAAAGCCGGTTTGATCGTTAGAGAAGCCGAAATCGAGCCCCCCTGCAACCAACTTAGCTTCCGGCGGAATACCATCGCAAACCAGCCAATTGTTTAGCACCAGGCCCGACACCTTGCCTGTTAAGCCCCTGGCGTATACTTTCCACCGCTCCTCATCCTCGTTTTTTACTGCCTCAATCGTTTCTTTAGTTTGTTTAGAAAGGAAAGGATTATGGCGGTGATCGGAAATAATTACCTCCACACCCGGGCGGCCCATAATCTTGCCATGTACCCAAAATTCGGTATTCGGGTTATAGTCGATAAAGATCCTGGAGCGCGTGCGGAGTGCCAGCTCGCAATAAACATCATAGCCGATGCCATTTGCCTCGTTTACAAACAGGTAATCCCTCTTGCCCGACTTGGCATCCTGTGCGTCTTTATAGCTTTTAAACTCGATCACTGTGCCATTGTTAAATTCAAAGACACGATCGGTGCGGTTATATTTTTTTATCAGCTTACGAAATTGCGGCCATGAGTCGCATATATTTTGTGCATCGCGCAAGGCGCCTGCTTTCAGATTCGGAATATCCTGCCCTGCCACTGTTATAACCTGGCCGGAGGCCTCGCAGGCTTTACAAAATAATGCAAGCAAAATCGAAAAAGTCTTGCCGGAGCTTGTTCCACCTTGATTTACGACAACTTGTTTATCGGAATGGTAATTGAGCTTGAATAATACTGATGCCTTTTGCGGGACCATAGTTATTTTAGTTTATCTTTTATAAATTTTATATTTGTTAGGGGTAATAAGCGCCCCATAGGTATGAGACACATTTACATTTTCATGTTTGCAATAGCAGCCCTGCTGATTTACTCCTGCGGAAAACATGGCAGCAGCCCCTCAGGTCAGCAGCAAAAAATGATATTAGGTAAGTGGAACTTAAAAAAAGAGGTTGCTATAGGGTATATAGATGGTGTACAGCAGCCCACAGTAACCACTGATGCGTCGGACAAGGGATATAATTACACACAGTTTAACCCAGATAATAATTTTATATCTGTAAGCTTTTATAACTCCGGTGGTATGGGCAGCACATCACTTTCAAATGTGGTTGCAGTTGATACATTAAGAGGCAATTACAGCTTTTCGGGTTCTGCACTTAACTTAACCAATCCTTTATTGCCAGGCTTTATTACCGGTACGGGTTCATTTTCGACCGGCACCGGCTCCGTGCCGGTTACGCACCTGGTATCGCAGTCTGCAACGATAGTTCAGTTAACGGCTTCGGCTTTGACCCTGCATGTTGAATACGAGACCACCCAAACGGTAGACAGCAATACCAAAACCTATAAAAGCGTGCTTGATTATTACTTTACCCGGTAAATATCGGCAGGCTGTTGTTTTTTAATTAAAACTATCGCTACATTTAAGCAATAAATGTAAAGCCGTGAAACACAAACAAATACTTTTTTTTATTCCTGCATTGTTGTGTTTGTTTGGTTGCAAGACCGACCCGCCTGTACTATCTTCTAAAATAACAGTGATAGGCAAATGGTACGTTAAACAGCATAACCTTAAGCTGGTAAAAGACGGCGTACAGATTGGCGAAACCATCCGTACCAGCTACACCAAAGATGATTTTGCTCAATTTTTGGAAGACGGGACGGGCTATCAGTCTAAACAAGGCGCACCTGCTGCAAGCTTATCCATTTTTCATTATACAATTAAAAATAACGTTATCACCATATTTGTTGATGGCGGCCATGGTGTAGATGAAACCATCACCAGGCTCACCGAAAATGAGTTGGCGATACACTATGAATCACAGATTCCGGACCCCGTAGTTCAGGGCAAGTTTAACACCGAGATAGACGACTTTACGTTTGCCAAACAATTATAATATAACCTCTTTTTCTGTCCCTGCAGGTTTGGGGCCGCTTTCCAATATTTCTACTATCAGTCTGTTGTTTTCAGCATCATCCTGTGTGTTTAATGGTTCGCGTTCATGCACGCCCATTAGCTTGAGGGCAAATACGGTAGCTGCGGGCCCTTGCAGTTTTTGTTCGTAATCTGCTATAATGTGTAATTGGCCCCATTGTAACGTTTTCGCAAATTCGCCGTTTTTAAGATAATTATCAAAATCATCAAGGCTATTAAAACCCAGGGCCAGGGCCAGGCCGGCAACCGTAATTTTCGCCGGTTCGCGGTCCCACACTTTCTGAGTAACACCGGGCAGTTCCCGGCCATCCTTGTCAAGTTTAGGCTCCAGGTGAAACTCACCTTTTACAGATTTAAAATAATCTGTAATGCGCTTTTTAAACATAGATTTTCTGGTACGATAAGATTGGTTCAT